GGCCCAGCCATGTCGCGTCTCTCTCCCCAGAAAGACCACAACACCCTCCGTTCAGCCCGGAATCGCTCCGAGGAGTCCCGTGGCTGGCCGATCTCATGGACATCCCGGACGATGCCTCCTGGCCGCGGTACATGACCCCGCCCCACCCCGACGCGGTGGACAGCTACGGCCGGGACCTGGAGGACTGGCTCCTTGCCGAGCAGGGGATCGAGCTGCGCTGGTGGCAGAAGCTGGCCACCCGCAGGCAGCTGGAGCACGACGCCACCGGTGAGCTGTGCTGGGAGACGGTCGTCGACTCGACCAGCCGCCGGTCCGGCAAGAGCACCCGGATCGCCGGGCTGGCGACGTGGCGGATGGCGCACCAGGAGATGTTCGGAGAAGTGCAGACCATCATCCATACAGGCAGCGATCTGCCGATCTGCCGCGAGATCCAGCGGCGCGCGTGGCGGTGGGCCGAGGAGACCGCGCACTGGGTGGTGATGAGAGCCAACGGCAAGGAGAGCATCGAGACCCCGACCGGCGACCGGTGGCTGGTGCGCTCCCAGAACGGCGTCTACGGCTACGACTGCAGCCTCGGCGTCGTCGACGAGGGCTGGGACGTCCCACCGGAGGTGGTCGACGAGGGCATCGAACCGGCGCTGCTGGAGCGGCGGATGCCGCAGCTGGTGCTCACCTCGACGGCCCACCGCCGGGCCACGCCGCTGATGCGGCGCAAGATCGCGGTCGCGCTGTCGGGGATGGGCGAGGACTGGGACGTGCTGCTGATGCTCTGGGGCGCACCCCGCGACGCCGACATCGGCGACCCCGCGGTCTGGAAGGAGGCGTCCCCGCACTGGAGCGCGCACCGCGAGAAGCTGATCAGCGGCAAGTACGAGCGGGCGATGCGCGGTGAGGCCGACCCCGAGGCCGACGACCTCGACCCGATCGAGGGCTTCCGTGCCCAGATGCTGAACGTCTGGCCGGAGCCCAGCGCCCTCAAGCCACTCCCCGGTGAGCCGGTCGTGAGCACCGACGAGTGGGAGCACCTCAATGGCTACGTCCCTGGCACCCCCACGGTCGCCGCGATCGAGGGTTGGTTCCAGCAGGGCGCTGCGCTCACGCTCGCCGAGCAGCTGCCGGACGGGCGCGTCGGTGTCTCGACGGTGACCTTCGGTGACACCCCCGCGGCGGTCGCGGCAGCGCAGGCGTCGGGCGCGCCCACGGTGCTGGTCGGGAAGTCACTGGCCCCCGGTCTGGTCGGCGTCGAGGCGGTCGGCGGCACCACCCGGCAGGCGGTGCTGGACCTGCGCCGGTTCGTCGACGACGGCCTGCTGCGCCACGACGGATCTGAGGCCCTGACAGCACAGGTGCTGGCTCTGCGTACCGTCGCGAGCTCCGACGGTCCACGATTGGCCTCCAAGGACAGGGCAGACGGCGTGAAGAGCTGCGCGTGGGCGGTCGAACGTGCTCGACAGGCCACGGAGGCTCCGGGGATCTTCTAGACTCACCTCGGCACGGCAGGCGTGGCGTGGTGCGGCGCGATGTGGCGAGGCACTGCTGGGCTTGGCGCGGCAAGGCGCGGGAGGGGCGGGCGATGCTCGCCCCTCATGCCTGTCCGGTGCGTTACGCTAAACACCGCCAGTGTCGGCTGCTCCCCGTTGTCCCTCCACACGAGGTCGAGATGCCGACACCCCGCAGGCCCCGCCCCACACTCCGGCCCGTCAACCAGCGCTCCCAGTGGGTCCGCAGCAACGGTGACCTGTCCATCGGCGGCGGTGGCATCGACCCATCCGGGCAGTCACCTGTCTGGTGGTACGGCTCGGATCAGCTGGCGCTGAACGCGCACTGGAACCACGGCGGGCTCAACTCGATCTTCGGCAACGACGTGCCGGTCCAGCCCGCGATCACGAGGCTCACCGCGTTGATCACCGATCCGTTGAGCAGCGTGCCGTGGCGGCAGGTCCAGGAGGGCTTCGGCGGCGCGGTGCTCCCGACGCCCAAGTTCGTCGCCGACCCCCAGCTCCTGAGGCCGGACAACCGCCACGACGTGCCGGTGCTGCCCGCGGTGACGAAGCTGCCGCGCGGTGAGTTCTACGCCAGCTGGATCCGCACCGCGGTGTGGAGCGGCCAGTCGGGGATGATCTTCACCGAGGACGCCGACGGCGCACCGTCGGCCGGGTCGATGCGGCTGATCCACCCGCAGTTCTTGCGCTCGGTCCGCGACGAGTCGACCGGTGTCCTGCACTGGGAGATCGGCGACGGCTCCGAGACGCTGCGTGCGGATCGCGACGGCTACCTGCAGGTCGGCGCGATCCGCTGGCGGCTGATCGTGCTGAGGGATCCCCACGCACCCGTGACAGTGGACGGTCAGTCCGTCTCCGTGTTCGAGCGGCACGCCGAGGCGTTCGGCATCGCCGACGACATCGGCGCATACATGGGATCTACTTATCGGGGCAACGGAATCCCCAATGGCATCCTCCGTTCGCTGACGCCGGGCCTTACCCCAGAACAGGCTTCGGACCTCAAGGCCGCCTGGCTCAAGGCGCACGGATCGACCCGATCAATCGCTGTGCTGAACTCAACGACCGAGTTCACCCCGCTTTCCCGTGATCCCGTGAGCAATGCGCTGATCGAGGGCAAGCGCGCTTCGATGGCGGACATGGCCCTTGCGATGTCGCTCGATCCCCTTGGTGCACTGGGGATCAGCATGGGGAACAGCGCCACGTACACCTCGGCGCAGGCGTGGTTCGAGCGGATGAAGCAAGACCTGCTGGTGTGGGTGACCGCGGTCGAGGAGGTCATCAGCTCGCTGCTCCCCGCCGGTCGGGCGATCCGGATGGACTTCAGCGAGCTGACGAGGCCGGATCCCAAGACCCAGTACGAGGCGCTCAACATCGCCGTGGAGTCCGGGCTGATGACGATCGACGAAGCTCGCAACAGCCTCGGGCTCCCCGGTCTCCCGGACAGCGGCACCACCCCGGAGCAGGACCGCAACCTCAGCGCCGCCGAGGTCTCGCAGAAGACCTATCTCGCTGTGCAGGCAGGGGTCCTGACCGTCGAGGAGGCGAGGCAGATGATCGCCGATGCGGGCGGCAAGCTCGACGTCGCCGCGGTCCCCGAGGTCGAGGAGCCAGCCCCCACCGGCACCGAGGACGTCCGTTCGTTGCGGAGCCCCACGTGGCGTCGCTGAGACGACCGATCACCGCTCCGGTGATCCGAGGAGAGGAACGAGAGATGGCACGACCACGAGTTCGAGGACTCAGTCGAGAGACCCGACGCAAGATCGCCGAGGGAGCCGAGGCCGTTGCCGACAAGGCCGAGCCGGAGCCGAAGTCCGACAAGAAGTCCGAGAAGAAGGCGGCAGGCAAGTGAGCACCGTCGACGACCTGGTGCTGCCTGCACCATTCACGACCGGCGACGTCCTGGTGCGCGCGGCCTCGGTCGAGGACGTCGACCCCGACAAGGGCACCGTCGACGTCATCGTGATGACCTACAACAAGCGTGCCCAGATCGACGACCAGCTCTTCGAGGAGTTCTCGCCGGGAGCTTTCAAGGCAGTGTGTGCTAATCCCAGCAGGGTGAAAATTTCCGACCAGCAGCACGACCGCAAGGTCGTGGTCGGCCAGGCGATCGAGCTGCGCGACGAGCCGAAGGAGCTGCGCGGCACGCTGCGCATCGCCGACACCGCGGCCGGTCGCGACCTGCTGACGCTGATGACGCCCGGCAAGAACGGCGAGCCTGCGATCCTGGAGGAGCTGTCGATCGAGTTCCGGGCACAGCCTCGGCACTTCAAGGTCACCCGCTCCGAGCAGGGGCTTCTGGTGCGCCACGACCGCGCGGTGCTCGTCGGCATCAGCCCGGTCAGCGCTGGTGCGTACGCCAACGGCAGCCGGGTGCTCGCCGTCCGCGAGGACGCACGCAACCGCCAGCAGGAGCGAGCGATCGCCGAGCTGTCCGCGATGACTTCTGGCACCGATCTGCTGGCAGGTCTACGCTGACCCCAACCGATAACGGCTCCGGATGAAGTCTCCGGGCCGGTCCCCCTGAAGAGGCACACGGTCCCGCAAGGCACACCGTCCCTCGGACGCAGGCACATCGACCGCAGCTGGATTCTCATGCCGCTCATGCACGTCTGAGCAGCCTGAGGAGGCCGCTGCTATGTCCACCACCACCGTTCTCGAACGCATCGTCGCCGAGCGCGACGAGGCCCGATCCGCCGCCATCAAGATGGCCGAGGCGGACGACTTCTCGCCCGACGACGCGACGTTCCTCCAGCTCCGCGCCGAGGCCGACACCCTGACCAGGCGGGCCGAGACGCTCGCCGAGCAGCTCAAGGAGGCGCAGTCCTCCGACAAGCTCGACCTGGTGCAGAGCCGGTCCGTGGAGCGCGGCACCGAGACCCGCGAGGCCACCGACTGGGGCACCAGCTTCGTGCAGAGCCGGGCGTTCGCGGACTACGCGGGCCACGGCACCTCGGCCAAGTACGAGGTCGAGATGCGAGCGCTGCCCGCCACGCTCGCCTCGATGGGCGACGCGCTTCCGAGCGTCCCGGTCTACGACCTCACGCCGCCGGTCCTGCCGCCGTCGCTGATCCCGCTGACCACGGTCATCAACACCACGCAGAGCGCGGTCGACTTCATCACGTGGTCGAAGGTCGGATCCACTGGAGCAGCGGTCGTTGCCGAGGGCACCGTCAAGCCCGAGATCGAGTTCAAGCCCACCGCTGCGAGCGCCTCGCTCGTGACGATTGCCGCGCGTACCTCGTATTCTCGACAGCTGGCTGCTGACGCATCTGCTGTAGTCTCTTACATCAATTCAGAGTTGAGCAGGGAAGTCAGCAAGAAGATCGAGGAAGAGGCTCAGGCGGCACTCGCCGCGGCCACGCTCGACGCCGTCACCGGGTCCAGCCTGATGGCTGCGATCCGGGTCGGCATGGCCAAGGTGCAGGGAAACGGTTTCAGCCCGAACGGGTTCACCGTCTCCGCGGACGACCTCGCCGCGCTCGACCTGGAGGCCATGGAGGTCGGCAACGGCGGACCGGTCCGGACGGGCACCTACTGGGGCCTGTCGCCGGTCATCGACTGGACCAAGTCCGCGGGCGATCCGATCACCGTCGGAGACTTCCGGTCCGGTGTTGTGCACTATCGGCGCACCACGGTCGAGCTTTTCAGCACGGATTCCAACCGGGATCACTGGGAGCTGAATGTACTCGACACGCTTGCCGAGGCTCGGTGCCTGACCAAGGTCGTCCGCCCGGCGGCACTCGTCGAAGCCACCTCGGCCTGAGCTGACTGGACACTGTCGTGACCACATCGACGCCTACGTTGGAGGGCTTGAAGCTGTTCGTCGGCATCGAGCCCTCCGACACGGCTGAGGACGACGCACTGACCGAGGCGCTCGACGCGGCGATCGCGGCGCAGCTCCAGGTGTGTCTGCTGCCCTGCGATCCGTTCGGGGACCGGGTCTACTCGGACGACCTCATGCTGGCCGTCTGGCTTCGAGCACAGCGATATGTCAGCAGGCGGTCCTCCCCAGAAGGTGTGGTCGGCCTCAGCGGCGCAGGAGGAGATTTTGTCTCCGCTCGGGTGCCGTCGTACGACGTCGATGTGAGCCACCTCGAAGGTCCCTATCGCAAGATTGTTGTGGCCTAATCATGGCCACCACGACCCAGCAGACCGTCGACGTAGCAGCCGAGATCGCTCGGCTGCTGCGGACGGTGCCGGACCTGCGCGTCCACGAGTTCGTCGTGGACACCGCACGCCCACCCTGCGTGGTGCTGGGCCAGCCGTCGCTCGACTTCGTCGACCCCGGTGCTGGCTTCTGCATGGCCACCTGGGACTTCCCCGTCAACATCATCACCGCGCGCAACGACGCCGTCGCCGCGCAGCGGGAGATGTCCCAGATGCTGCTCGACATCGTTGCCGCCCTCGGTGCGGACGTGCCCGGCATCTTCTCCATCCAGCCCCAAGAAGCCCGGCCCCAGACCGTCGTGGTCAAC